CTCTCTGCCCTTGCGGGAGCAGAGGGGCTAGCCCTAGCCTGCCTCTCGGTAGACGTGGTTAAGTCTCCGCCCCTACCCTCCGTCACACCCACCCTCATCTTGCTGGTTGCTCGCTTTCAGAGAGCGTTTGTGTTGTCTTATGGTAACTGGGGTTACCCTGTTGCGAAATCTCCAGAGGCTCTGTGGAAGACTTTGGCATCCAGGCTCAGTGGTGGGTCACTAGGAGAAGAAGATTCGTATAGCCGGATGCTGAAGAAGTATGCCACGAAAGAGGAAGAGGCAGCGGCCTTGGCAGGGGTCCCATTCCATAACCTGACGAGCCATTTCTCAAAACTGGCCACACGGATACTGACAGCCGAAGAAGCAGTTGAGATGTCTGGCATTCTTCACATGGTAGGTTACCCGATAATAGATCCCTCAATCTCTGCGGCGAAGTCCCGCCAAATGGGAATGAGCCCTGATACTACTGAAATTTCCGCCGCCCTAGACGCGAGGTGCATCTTTCTGCACCTCGTCTGCCAGACCTATATATCAAGAAAGGGACGATGGCCTCCAATCGACTTCTTCGGAGGAAAAGGGACTCGTCTCTACGACATGGCCCGTTCCGGAGCTTTACTTTTTGCAGACAAGAGCTACCCGCTCCGAGACTGGGATGGCGCCCAGATAGGGCAGATAGAGGAGATTGATCCCTTCCTGGATTGGACTGCCCTCATAAATGACAAAAGCTCCTGCGCCGGTCTTGGTAGACGTCAGGATCACTACGAAGGCAGATTAGGAGCTACCGCGGAACGACGCTTCCTCGCTGCCCTTTTGGCCACCCCTGTGCTCAACGTAGAGCAAGAGATGCGATCGATGGCCGCCGGAAGCTACGTAGAGGATGATCTCGCAGCTGACTTAAGCCAGAAAGGAACTGAGTACAAGTATCTCGGCCGCACGTTCACTATTCTCCCTCCGCGTATCAGACGCGGTTTATCCGGTATCCAGGAGAATGTTAAGACAGCTATCCTCCCATGGGTGCCAAAGACAAGCATGGCGATGTCAGGACAAGAGGTAGAACGCGCCCTATACGAAATGACCACAAGTTCGGGTGGCATCCCTGTCCTAAAAGCAGAGGCAGATCTCAGCAGTTGGAACTTATGCTTCAAACAAGGATTCACATCAATTATGTCCCGAGCCATGTCACCTTTAGTCGGTATACCGGGGTTGTTCGGGGCTTCTCATGACTACTTCTTCAGAACCGAATTCATGGTGTCTGTTCCTGGGGGAGCAGTGCCCCAATTAGATGGGAGAGCCCCGAGAAATGCCAACAATGATGTGCTGTGGCGGCATGATGGGTCGGGAAAAGAGGGCATAGAGCAAAGGTTCTGGACAGTTCTTACATCGTGTATGTTTACCCTGGCGCTGTGGGACACCCCCTACAATGCAACTCTGTTGGGACAGGGGGACAACCAAGTTCTTGTTGTCCCATTGCCGGGTGTGCCATCGGACCGGCTAGAGGCAGTTGCGGCCGACATTATGCAACGTATTGAGAAGACATGTACTAGGTTCGGGCACACGGCAAAGCCTGAAGAGTTCATGGAGTCGATGACCATGCTAACTTATGGGAAGACCCCAATCATCAATGGGAGCAAAATTCCTTTAGAGACCAAGTTTGGGATGAAGATAACAGATAGCGATTCCGAATTCACCCAGAGCCTTGAAGGGGCGATCGGATCTATATCCTCATCTGCCCTTAGTGCCGCAAGAAATGCTACTGTCCCACTAAGATTCTGGCTCCTCGGCAGCATTCGTATCGAAGACTTCTTAACACGAGCATCGGACGGGGAAACATGGCTGGGGAGAGATTATGATCACATGTGTCGCATTTTTCGTCACCCAGATGCTGTAGGGTGGGCCCTAATCACTACGGCCCAGCTAGGAGGCTTCCCCATAGTTCCATGGACATCATTCCTGTATTCGGGGGCCCCCGACCCTCTCGCAGATGCGCTCAGTTCCATTCTCCACCTATCAGAATACGCCCCTGCAGATAATCTCCGTCGTTGGCTGAAGAAGGACACTTCATACCGGCATGAGCCAAAGCTGACAAGCCTGTTGTCTGACCCATTTGGGATACCTCTAAGGACCCCAGTGACTGCAAACAGCGTTCTACGGGATGCCGCAAAGGGGGTGCTAATGGGTTGTAAGAACGAGGCCGTGTCAGAGCTGGCTCGGGCTGCTGCAGAAGGGGGGGAATCTGCTCTGGTGGCTGCTCTCTGCGAAATTCGACCTTTCTTCCCTGTAATGGCCCGAGACATGCTCGAGATATCAGCTGCTGGTCGGGCTGCGAAGATCGCTGCAGCCTTCGATACATCTTCTACTTTAATTAAGATGGCAGCGACCCCTAATCTATTAGGGAAGTACCAAGAGGCATCCTTCAAGCGATCGGCTGCTACAACTGCCACTGCTGCAGATGTGTTGGACTCCACTCACGGGGCAGCCCTCACGGGTACTGGGTTTCTCGCAGCGGAAGAGTTACGAGGACGGTGGGGAGTCCCTGGGGGGATCGCAGGAATTTCATCTGCCTGCCCCCTAGACTACCATGTAAGCAATGAAGGCCCTGGTATCCTCGTGGTAGTTGCTCCATTTCCGCACACCTCTCCTCCGCCCCTTATTCCCTACCTAGGATCCAAAACTCGAGAGAAGAGATCTCCTGAGAAATACTCTATCGCGAAAGTCTCTGGACTTCAGGACCTAAAAAAGCTGGTACTATCCTATACCGCCGGGGCCATTGACAGTGGATTGGCCGAACTATACCGAGAAATTGCCGCGTCCCGGACCAGCCTCAGCCTCGACCAACTTGTAGAGATCTTGCCTCGTACACTAGGAGGCACTCCTGCTCACAGGTACGACGCGATGCGCTCCCAGGCGACAATGGCACCAGTGGGTAATACTAGAGAAGGTGGTTGGATAAGCATCAACACCGACAACATCCCCAATGTGTCCTCATCCCCCGACGATTGGCCTCTCCCTCTCCAGATACACATGTCATTCCTCATATCCCTCGTCCGGACGAGTGTGGCTCAGGGATCTACGCGGAGGGAATACTGGCTACAGGTGAACACTAGTGGCCTCACGAGGATCGATCCTGGCACGAGGTGCCTGCCTAGCGCCCCTAGTCTGCGAGAGATGATGCTGATAGGAAACCCCCTTAGTTGGGTGCCGGCCCTAACTGCACGGAGTGCCTCAACACGTGTGCAAGGCACACGAGAGAGGCCCCCTGATGTCCTCACGCCTACTTCTGCACGGCGTCTGGCATCAGGGCTTTTAGTCGACGCCTTACTCGCACCCAAGACACGGGGACTGGCATCAGAACTAGGCGGGAACCCGCTAATAGAGGTGGATACACTCGCATGCGCCAATCTTGGTGGGCTTGAGCTGGTTAGGTGTGCCATGGTTGCAGTTGCCTTCGGTACTATCTGGCATGCCATCACACGGACAGGGAACGTGGAGGCACGATTTGTCATAGAGAGGTTGATTGATAATTTATCAATCGCTCTGGTCCCATTCCTATGGGAAGCCATTAGCCCAGCCTCTGTTGATAAGACTGCATTGCGCGAGGAAGGATGCTGGGTACCGGGAGGGGGCACGGGTGGTGTGAAATCCTTGAAGGGGCACCTCTTGGCGTACGTGCGGAATGGCGCACGAAATGTACTTTATGGGTGGGACAGGTTCCGGCACGAGGTCATACTCCCTGAAGCTAGCGTAAGTCATCCCCCGTTCTTTTCACTATTATGGCCGATAGCCCAGTCAATCTGGATTGAGCACATCCAGGCAGGAGTCTACCTTGGCCCGCTCAAGATGGCTATGATGTCAGTACTCAAGTCCATGAGAGAGAGTCGTATCCCTAATGATCTTGCAGGGCGGGGGACTTGGTCTGCAATGCAACGGCTGCGATTGATAGCAAACAGTTTGGGTGGGGAAGCCCAATCATACACCACCACAATTAGGACGATGAGAGGGACTAGTCTAGAGCTCTGGAGAGTTATCCGGAGGGTACCTCGTCAAGAACGAGAACTACCAGCTGAGCCTACTCCTTACCACACGGCCGGTGAACTAACATACGCCTGCTTTGTGGAGACAGGGTTAGCCCAGGTAGAGTTGAGGGCCGTAGTGTCAGAAACCTCTGAGTCGGGACTTACGAGCGAGGAACGGCTTGATGATAGATCATATCGACCCGGCCTACGAGGGACAACTCTCGCTGAGGTATGGCATCCTCTCCTCGTGAAGCGGGTCCCGAAGGATCGGAAATGTTCAATTCTCGTGGTGGGTACAGGAAGGGGCGGGATCCAGCACCTGTTAGAGACAATGGGGTACCGATCGACAGGGTTAGACCTGGCGTCTACCATTCCTGTTGAAGTAATGGCTGATCCTCACTGGCTTCCTCCAGACTGCTCAGGGTTAGGGGTATACTCACCACTCATGAGATCAACCTCGGGCGATTGGTTCTCCTCTGAAGTGTCCCATGCAGCCTTGTCCCTTCATCGTCCTCACATGGTTATCATTGATATTGAGACAGGGAAAGAACGACACCTACTCGAGCTGGTGCACCCCTTGTTTCAGTATGGCTATTCAGGGCGAGTCTTATGTAGGATGCTGGCAACCCCTCGAGAGATCGAGCAGGTGTATTCAGTGTTGGCCAACTCTATCGGAATTAAGAACGAGAGCATCACAGCAATGACTGAGGCTCTAGATCTGCATCGCCGATCAGGCGTCTTACCTATAGTCGTAGCATTTACGATGGCACGAAAAAGTGTCCTTGCGACGCGAGGGACTTTCTACACGCTAGACGAGTTCAATGGCATCCAGTTCTCGTCAGTAAGACCAGAATGTATTCCATCCGCCATAGCCAATATTATCTCGGTGATGACTGGAGGGCATTTGCGTCATTCTTCCATCCCTGAGGCAATAGAGGCGGCGAAACAGGCCCTCAGAGAGTCCACAGGGGGCCGTGGGTCTACCGAAGGAGGATCCCTTCTCACCATATGTCGTGGTGCACAGGCAATGCATGAGATCTGGGAACTCCGTCACATGGATTCCTGGGCAGAGGCGTCTGCTACGATCGTACCTCGACGACTAGTCATGGGTCCCATCGTTATCCCGGCGGCTGACCCAACACTACGATATCTTCGCGAGAAGGTCCAGCCCCGATTATGGATGCTAATCACTTGCCCACAAGGGTGGGGATTTGACGTCTCTGATTCGGACACCTCATAGGTCCGGTCCTTAGGGTTATCTTAGAAAAAAGTGACCCAGAATCATATCTCAACGCATTCCTCCACGCTCTGACACAGGCGAACCGGAATTATCAACATCAATGGATTCACGCACCTACCGCGCATACCTGAGGTCTTACGGAGAACTCCGAACAAGGATCTCTCGGGCGTCTGGAGGCGATCACACGCTTCTCTTCATCAAGTTTCCAAAGAACTGTGCCTATCGCGTGAGGGTAGCCATCTTAGAGGAAAAGATCCTGGACGCTGAGCAGCTTTACTGGGAAATAGTTGCTGAGGCCGAAGATGGAAAAATTAAGAGGCCTAACCAGGAGAGCAGCGACGCTGGGGGGCAGTCTTCCTCCGCAGGTAAGCCTGAGCCGGCTCAAGGACCGGAGTTTTCTAGGTCATCTTACAACCTCACAAAGGTCCCCAGTTATCGGAGAGAAATGATGGTGAGGCACATTGCCTCATCGTCGGTCGCAGCAGGGGCATCACCCTACCAGGCAGCTGGAGAGCGGAGCCAGGCGAAGGAGGGCCGGTACAGGAATTACGAAATATCAGATGAAGAAAATATAAAGATGTTGTACGACCATTACCAGGAGTAAGAGAGAACCCAGCTTGATCGCGAGGTGGTGCGCTCACGAAGGAAAATAGACTAAGCAACGTTTTTCTTTCCTTACTCCCACCACCATACGGTAGTGATTTTTAGTTCCTGGTCTGGGTAAGTCTGTCAAACTCTTTCAAGGTCGACGATATTCTAGAAAAAACTAACTTAT